AAGATAATTATGTTGCATCAACATCAAATGTATTAGGTGAATTTTCATCTTATGGCAAAACACCTGATGATGCGGTGCGTAGATTAAAATCTAAATTGTTTGGTTTATTGGCTGAGTATGTACACAACCAAAAGGTGAACCATTGAACGCCGTAACGTATGCAGAAAAGGGTTGGTTTGTGATGCCATTAAAACCACAATCCAAAGAACCTGCACCATGCTTACGACATGGCTACCTAGATGCAACCCTGGACATCAAACAGATTGAAAGATGGTTTAGCAAACCTGATCTAAATATTGGTTTAGCAATTGCACAATCAAATCTAGTGGTATTGGATTTTGATATACGCAATATTGCATCAAGAACTTTATGGGAATCTTATAGGCGGTTATGTGTAACCAGTAATACCCATACGGTTAAAACAGATAATGGCTATCACTTTTATTACCTTGCAGATAAGAGTAAGCAATTCAAAGGCAAGTTAATACCTGGTATAGATATCAAGCACAAAGGCTATGTAGTGCTTCCACCATCTATACACCCAAATGGTTCTACTTACCATGTAATCAATAATGTTGATCCGGTGCAATTACCGGCTGAGTTAGAAAAGGTGATGTGTTGGAATTAGTTAAATACGATAAACAATCAGGTGCTTATGTTGATGAAAAGCGTAAGCATTTTGTAAAGGCTTCTCTAATCAGACAACACGCTAAGAAGGCTATTGGCGCACATCAGGTTAGAGGAAGGTTATCAGCCAAAATGGTTGAAGCCTATTGGTTAGACAAGTTCAAGGAAGCGGTGAAATATGAACTATGAAATATACGGTTGGTTAATGGTAATAATCCTATTTACCTTAGTTGCACTGTTATTAGTTGCAACCTGGATTATTGCAGTTGAAAATGGCTACGATAAAGGTTTTAAGAGTGGCTACAAACGCGGCAGTGCCGATACAAGACAAGCAAGCGTGAAGGTACAAAAATATACAGTGAGTAATTATCCTTCAACCAATCATCCAACATTGCGTACAAAGCAATTGCAGGAAGATAATGATTACTTAATGGAAAAGGTTGTAAGCCTTTGGGACAGGGAAAATAACTAATGAACATGAATGATTATGTTGATGTGGCTGAGCGCATTGCTCAACTTAAAGAGTTATATCCGGAAGCATCATTGCAACCATATAACCCAAATAAACCTTATGAGATCGTACAAGTAGCAGATAAAATATATATTGTTTATACAGCCGCTTGTTACCGTGATCCACATGATGTAAGGCCTGGTGTTGCATGTGCCTGGGAACAAATCCCAGGTAAAGGCATGACAGCCGGATCTGAACTAATGATATGTGAAACAAGCGCATGGGGTAGAGCCATAGTTGCGGCTATGAAAACTGCAACTAAAAGAGTTGCATCAAAGCAAGAGGTGATTGCGGCTAAGAATAGGCAGACCTGGGCAGTTACACCTACTGAAGAATTAAATTCTGAATTGCTATCTAGGATACCTGAAAGCACGCCTATGTCAAAGGCTATTTATGGGCAACCTGGTAGCAAGTCAGCATTGATGGAAAGAATTATGCGCCATCAATTTGAAGAAGAAAAAAAGCCTGATGTAGATCCAACGCCAATGAGTTTGGATCAGGTAGTTGATGCAGTTGCATCAGATATACCGGCAGTTCAATATTGCAAGCATGGGCAGATGATTCTTAAACAGGGAATTGCAAAGGGTCGCGGAACGCCTTTTTATGGTTATACATGTCCAAAAGGTTGTGATGCTATTTGGGCAAAAATGTCTAAAGAAGGTAAGTGGTACTTCCCAGGTGCTAACAATGGGTGAGTTAGAAATAATTAGACCTGATGGCCTTAAATCTACATTCACTGATAGTGGTGTGGTTAATGAGTTTGTACCTGATCACTTGCGTTGCGTGTGGTGTGATGATCCCAGGATCTTGTCAGATGGCACATGTCCTAGATGTATGGCTATAACCAATGGGTAAATTTAATTATCACAAAGCAATGCTAGAAGGTCATGGCTATAACCTTTATGTGGCAGATCTTTTGACTAGTTTTGGAATACCAGGGGTAGAAGTACCTGAATTCACAATGGCTAGTAATTTAATGGAGATACAAGATAAAACCAAAAATGAAAAGGATGTCATAGTTGATGGGCTTGTATTAGAAGTTAAAAGTAGTAGCAGAAGTTTTAGGGATGTTGATGACTTTCCACATAATCCACTGATTGTGGATACGGTTAGTGGCTTTGATAGCAAGATGGTCAAACCTTTTGCCTATGTGATAATTAGTCAGACAACTCATCACCTGTTTGCTATACCAGTTAGCACAAAGCCTAAATGGACAATAAGAACCTATTATGATGCACAAAGGGATCATGAAGATAGGTTTTACATGGTGCAAAAGCGTGAGTGTAGGCCATTCTTAGAGATGGTTGATGTCCTATTGGAAAGAGCGCATGAGCGAACCAATCAGATGCAATAAGTGTGGGGCATGGATTATGAGAGATGATCCGTGCCTTACCTGCCAAATGTTAGAAAAGGCTAAACACGCCGTATTTTTCAAAGATTGACCAATGGGGGTAAATCTATGTTATCTTTACGCCGGTTTGTGGGGGCTTACACTGAAGGTCGGTTATACCAGGTGTGGCACTTCCTAACCCATAGAAAAAAATTTTTATGGGGGTGGGGGGGCTTTGCTAAAAATCAAGTTACCCAGGTATCAAATAAAAAACTAAAAACAGTTTTATTAGTTTCAATAATATTATTGATAAATATAAAACCCGCTTTTGGGCTTCCACACTATAAACCACAACATTACAAACAATATGTGTTTATTGAGTTAAATGATGTGGATCAGAGTTATTGTTTAATAGATCTTTATACAAAGGAAAATAGCCGGTGGGATATTAAGGCTAAAAACGGTAGCCATTATGGGATTCCACAAGGTAGATCTACATACCTAAAAACTGCATCAGGAATTAAGCAATTGCAGTGGGGCTTCAAATATATTGGCAATCGCTATGGTTATACTGATGATGGTGTAATTAACGCTTGTAAAGCATTAGATCATTTTAAGAAGAAGGGTTGGCATTGAAAGATACAGAGAAAATTACAATAGGCATAACATCACCTGGTTATGTAGTAACAGACTTTATGACAAGCATTTTAGATGTGGCTAGATCACAAAAGCAATTGGGGCAGTTCATTAGCCTACAAGGATCAGGTGTTATTAGCAGATTGCGTAATCAGATAGTTGCAACCTTCTTAAACAAAACAACAGATGATTGGCTATTGCAGATAGATACAGATCAGAGATTTACTATTGATCATTTTAAGAAGTTAGTAGCGGCTGCCGATAAAGATGAGCGGCCTATTGTGTCAGGTGTAGTACATGGTGGTTGGGAAGTTGGTGAGTTATACCTAGAACCAGTGCCTTGTATATTTAAGTTGGGTACAGATAATGGCTTATATGCAGTACATGATTATGAAGAAGATAGTGTGATTGAAGTAGATGCGGCTGGTACAGGTGCAATCATTGTGCATAGGTCAGTGTTTGAAAGGTTTGTAAAAGAAGCGGACCAAACACATCAGGGAGATAAGTGGTGCTTCTACCAGGATATGCCACTGCATCATGAATGGGTTGGTGAGGATCTGTTGTGGTGCATTAGGGCTAAGAGTTTTGGGTATAAACTGTATGCTCATACTGGTGTGCAGATGGAACATCAACGCAAGATGTGGATAGGTAAGAAACAACATACAGATTTTGCGCGGTTCAGGCGTGCTAGATTACAAAGTGAGGAACAAATCAATGGCAATAATAACTAGCCAGGTAACAGTATCAGGTACAAGTCAATCAATTATTAGCGTTGATAATGTAACAAGAGATGTGTTGTTGCACGCTAAGCATGAAGTGTTTATTGGTAACAGTGGAGTTACATCAACCAATGGTTACATCATGGATAATGGTGATGAAGTTAGGTTGTCATTAGTAGATGGTGAAGATCTTTGGGCTGTTACTGCCGGTGGCACTGGCACATTGCATGTGCTGATTAGCAAAGTAGATTAAATAATATGCTGTTTTTTCCTAATAAATTGCGCTTGCGTAATACGCCGCCGTTCTGCGTTTCTCTCTCCCCGGCGAAGCCAAAAACATTTGGAAAAAAATAAATATTTTTTATGAAAACATTAAAAAGTAGAAAATACAACGGTAATTACAAAAAAATAAGAGAAATGGTTTTGGCACAAAAGCCACTATGTTTTTATTGTAAAAAGGCTGTTGCAACCACGCTAGACCATGACCCACCCATTGATTCCTTTCCGTCACCGGAACTTTGGGTCGGGTCATTGAAACCAGCATGTGCAAGTTGTAACTATTCAAGAGGGGCTAAATATGGAAACGCAAAACGCAAAGCAATTAAAAATAGTCGCAAGTGGTAAGCCTAAGAAAAAGTTAGGCAGACATACCGCCGCAATGGTCAAAGCCATTACGGGCCGTAATGATATTGATACGGTAAAGCGTGAGATGCTGTTAGGCCTGGCACGCGCCTGGGATCGCATTGAAGAATCAGGTAAAGGCACACACACCATCCCATCAATATCTAAAGAGTTGCGTGAGATTTGGGATTCATGTGCATTGCCTGATGAGGATGATCTGTTTGAATAAAATTCTTTGTACGCCTAGATGGGCATCTAAGAGAGATGAAGCGTGTGAAACAGATGGCGATAAGTTAGCCCAGGTAGCAAAATTATTAGGTTTTGATTTGTTTGATTGGCAACGCCTAGTAGCAGATGTAGGTTTAGAAAAGGATGCAACAGGTTTATATAAGTACCGTACAGTGGCCGCCCAGGTAGGCAGGCAAAACGGTAAGTCAAAATTGATTGAAACAAGAATTGCCTATGAGTTATTACAACCTAAAAGACATGTTGCCTATACTGCACAAGATCGCAATATGGCTAAAGGTAAATGGGAAGAACATTTATTAAGTTTTCAGATGTCACCTAAATTTAGCAAACGCATTGCCAGGGTATCCAGGGTAAATGGCAGTGAAAAGATATACATGCGTAATGGTTCTACTTATGGAATTGTTACACCTAATGATAAAGGCGCACGCGGCCTTAGTCTAAATCTTATGGTTATTGATGAAGCCTTAACACATCCATTATCTTTAATTGCTAACTTACAACCAACACTTGCAACAAAACGCAATGGCCAGTTATGGATCTTATCCAATGCAGGTAGACCAGGTGAATCTGAATTATTAGAGCATTACAGAGAGATTGGCCATAGAGAGATTGCAGAACCACAAAACAAACTAGCCTGGTTTGAATGGTGTCCATCATTAGATGAATTTGATTATTTAGATGAAC